CTAGGAGATGCAAGGGCTGTCATGAAGATGGAGATGTCGAAGCACCACGCAGAACACATCAACAGAATGCTACTAGCAGACATAGATACCCCAGCAGGAAACGACTTTGAGTCGATTGACAGGGCAACTTCCTCCGCATTCGTGGAGACTGCTTCCTTCAGCGATGTAAGCGCAATATCTGACCACAACCAGTATAACATCACCAGAAGCACAGGCAGCACTCGCCAGTGGTATGATGCAAACGTCGATGCTGGATCAACCAGCACTGAGAGGCCCCTAACGCTGAACATCCTTGACGGTATGTTCCGAAGCATCTGGGAGCGCGGTGGACAGCCAAAGGTCATCCTAACTGGCTACGACACGCTTGAGAAGATCCAACAACTTCTCCAGCCACAGCAGAGATTTACCGAGATGAAGAGAGTAGTTCCCGGCGTCAACGGCGTCAAGGGTGTTCCCGGTATGGAAGCAGGATTCGTTGTAGCAACCTACAACGGCGTTCCTCTAATCCCATCCAAGGACGTTCACGCTGAGTCCGGTGGCCTATCAAGGCTATACTTCATCGACTCTGACTACACATACTTCTGCACCGCGAAACCAACGCTATACCACGAATCCGGTATCGAGACTGGTGATCCATTCGGCATCAACAGGCTAGGACAGATGGGCATGTTCCACACAATGGGTGAACTATGGCAACTCTTCTATGGAGCGCACGGTAAGATTAGGGACTTGAGTGCCTGATTGGAGAACACGGTGGAGAAAATAAGAGGTGAAAAAAGATGGCAAACACAAATTTGACAGGAAACGGAACAATAGTCTTCAACAGCCGCCTATGGGGCGGAGTTGGAGAAGATGACACAGCATGGCTACAAAGCCCAATGGGAAGCAATGCAGCAACAGGCACAGTTAGTATGGCTGTTGTCGATGTTGTAATCACAGATGGTGATGCAGCAGCGGCTTACGATCTAGCCCTATCGACCAACGCAGTAGTTGGCTCGGAATTAGTAGGAGTCTTAGGTCTGCACAACGTCACAACTGCGTCAGGAAACGCATTTGCAGAAGCAGGAATGGTATCAACCACGACTCTGATAAAGTTCACCGGCGTAGGTAGCGACGGCGACACTATCAGGATCACATTCCTATACCGATGAGGTGAGCCCTAGATGGCTCTGACACTACGATATGTCGGTGCGCGTCCATACACTGAGTTCCTCGTTTATGGAGTTCCATACGGGTTCTCAAGAGGTATGGAGCGAACCGACATCCCTGACGCATGGATCGAAGAACACATACGCCCCTCGATAGAGGCGGGTGTGACGATGTGGGAGATCGTTGATGCGGGTGCAAAGGAAAAGACCGAGAAGATGAAGCAAGTAGTCGAAGCAGCGGCTCCAGAGCCCTCTCCAGCCCCAGAGGTTGTTGAGGAGCCAGAGCCCGTTGCCGAGCCTGCTGCCGAACCAGAAACCTCAGACGATGGCGGATTCAATCAATCAATGACTCGCGCTCAGATGATGACATGGTGTTCCGAGAGAGGACTATCTGTCAGCAACACTGATACGAAGGCATCACTGACTGGGAAAGCCATGGCACATCTCAGCGGTGTTTGATCATGGCAGACAACTACACTGACTACATTGACGGCGATGGACGCTACGCAAGCCGCGTCCGCGTGAACCGCAAGGTCATTGAGTTCGACGGCCTAGCAAGTGCGAACAGCGAGTCCAAGACAGTGTTCTTGAATGGCAAGATTGGCAGGATCATAATCGATCCTAGCCGATGCACATCCACAAGCACCACTGCCACATCGGGCTCATTGGAGATACTCATGGACATCGAGAATGCAGCGGGGACTCAATACTCATACTGCGATAGTCTGGAAGATCTCGATTTCAGGGACGCAAGCAACACGCCTCTGCATTTCCAGACATCAGAGGGTGGCAACATGAATGCAGATGGAGGAGCCACAAGCGGATTACACTTCACAGTCACCGCTCCCGGTAGTTCAAAGGCAGGGACAGTCACTATTGACGAGCCTGCTGCATGGAACGGACTCGTCTGTGGACAGGTCACTTTCAAGATTGCAACGTCCGCTGGAACCTTTGATTCGGACACCGGATCTTTAAGGCTCACAGTGCTGTTTGAGTAAAAAAAATCCGAATCCGTTATAATGGATTGCAAACAGTGTGATTGACAATGGCCCTTACTGTCGAACAACTTGGACGAACAAATGTGACGGGAAACCGATTGACTGTCGCACTGAAAATAACCTTTGATGCTTCTTATCCCACTGGTGGAGAGGCTCTTGACTTGACGGCATACGTCAACAACATCGAGACTGCAATGGTCGAAACCAGCGGTGGCTTCGTCTTCGGGTATGATCGAACGAACAAGAAACTCAAAGCGTTTGAAGCAGGGGCAGATGGAGACGCATTGGATGAGGTTGACAACGCAACCAACCTTTCCACAGTAGTAACATTCATCACAGTCACTGGTGGAAGGGCCTGAAGGGGGCTTTCCCTTGGGTCTTGAACTAGGTGAAATCTGTTTTGAAGAAGCACACGAAATAGAGCGTAGGCGGAAGGTCCGCCTTGCTGAAATTGCTGGGAATGACGGTGGTTACGTCGGAGAGGATGATTCTCCTTTCAGTTCTAATAATATGAGAAACGCTCAGAAAATCAAGATGAAGGTTTCAGGAAAGCAAAGATTCGATATACAGAACATAGGTGCGGGAACAAGGTGCATGTCATGTGGGCTACTACACTTCTGCTGGGCTCCCAAGTGCGCTGGTTGCGGTGGGCCCATTGACTACAATTTAGGGAGGCAAGGATAATGTCAGAAGAAGTTAACGATATATGGGAAGACATAGTGAAAGCAGTTTATTGCACAGTGTGCGATTATTACGAGGATCAGACCAATGGCGAGTGCCCAAAGATGAATCATTCGATGAGAGCATGTCCTGCCAGAAGGGCATCGGACAAGATGCGAAGAAAAATAAGAATGTAAATTTCAATGAGATGATGGAGGATGAAGTGTTATGCCGCGAGTATTCAATCCCGGTCATCGTCCTAGTCAGCCTCTATATCCTGACGAACTCGTATATACGACGGTTTCCAAGATAGAGCAATTCTTGCAACTGCCTCTTCCAGAGAGGACTCCCCTTGCAGGGAACACGTCCGTATCTGGATCTAACATACTCATGCCTGTGGCAGGAGCGGATTACAGGAGATGGGGATATGCCAGCGGCGATTCCATATTGGTCTATGATGACAATGATGCTGTTGGCAGTACGTTGACCTTAACAGGTGTATCATCATCTGGGAGCAGTGGCGTCGTGAATCTTATTGCCGTCGATCCCGGAACAGCGTATCAATCAGCATCCAATAGGAATGGGTACATCCAACCTCAGTCCGCATTGAGCAACAGCAAGGAGAGAGGGATAACAAAGTCCCACGTCGAGCATCTGATCAAGATAAAGCAAGACTACATCGACACGCTATGCAGAATGTCATGGAGGCCTAGGATAAAGGTCGATGAGTATCAGAACTTCACTACGTTCAAGCCATATCGAAGAAGATACTACACAGATTACGTCGGTGCTGTCTATCTCAATAACAGAGCGGTTCAAAGAGTGTTGAGATTGGCTGTATGGCAAGGCGACTATTACCGTGAGTTAGCGGCAGCGAGAATCAAATTCACCATAACAGACACACACAGATTCGCAGGCACGGAGAAGATATTCCTATGTCCCAATGTTGGTCATGTAGCCACATTGCAAACTGGTTCGACATCAACAACATGGTCAAAGGACTTCGGACCTAAGACAATAGCACAGGAGATATCAAACCTCATCAACACCGATCTTGAGGCAGGCAAGGCAGTCATACAGATAGGGTCGCTCACGGAAAACGGAAGCAACTTGAATGTGAACAATGAATTCCTCGCTAGTGCCAACAGCGATGAGGGCGATGGCGTCGTTCTATTAAGCAGCATGAGATCAACCGACGAGGGAGAGGATACCACTATCGCATTCACTAATTCACACTGCTTTGCAACCGCACTTGGCACGGATGTTCAAGCGACCATATCGTCCGTAAATGGCTCGGAATTCGTCTTAGACGACGCATCTGCATTTGTTCAAGGCAATGGATTGTATTTCATAGAAGGCAATGGCGATGCCGTACATGTTGCCAGATGCACAAGAAGTGACAACACAATCACCGTGCAAGCAGATCTGACATCATCATTCGCAAATGCCCTTAGTGTCAGTGGCACGGTCAAGCAGCACAAGTTCTCCTCCGATGCCACCGAGGAGCAGAGACAGAAGGATTGGTGGTCGATGGAGGACAACGGCGCTATCATGTTCAACAACCAATATCCGTTCTTTGAGAATCACAGTCTGAAGATATCCTACGTCTATGGAGAGAGATATCTGGAT